AGATCCACCGCGAGGCTGGAAACCGGGAGGACGATTTCGCACTCCGAAGGCTCGCGCGCGCGCCTTGCCCAGCGGACGGAGGTGAAATCCTCCGCAAGGCCGAGGGGCGTCATGTTTTTGTCGTAAACCTTTAAGACCATGAGGGCCTCCGTTTCGCCCTATCCCACCGTTCGCTCCCGCTCACGGGGACGGTTTGCCCTATCTCACCGTTCGCTCCCGCTCACGGTACCCCCTTCCCCGTGAACGGGGAAGGGAAGGATAGTTAAGCGCCGATGTAGTTCGTTTCGTAGCGGATGGAGATGTCCAGATCCGCGGAGGTGGCGGCGCTGCCGCCGAGGGTCGCCGTGAAATGGGACTCGCCCGGCGGGAGCTGGAGGAAGGTCGACCCGGCGGTGATGTAGCGGAACACGTTGTACTGGACGCCGCCGGAGGTCAGCACCGCCGTCCGGTGACCGAAGCGGGTGTCCACCGCGACGGAGTCCCCGGCGCCTAGGGTCAGGTTCAGCGTCAGCTGCTCCCCGGTGTCCACGTTGAGAATCCCCGGGTCGGTGATCGTGCCCGCAGCCGAGAAGGTCAGCACGAAGCCGCAGGGGACGTCCCCGGCGTTTTCGCAGGTCACGATGAGATCCTCCGTGCGGGTGCCGAACTCCTGCACGTCGGTGTCCAGCGCCTCCGCGTCGAACTCGAAATCAAATTCGAACGCGCCCTCCCACGCCGCGAGGGCGACGTCGGTCGGCTCCGGATCGGTGAAGTACGGGTTCGGGGAAATCAGGGAGATCGTGAACGAATTCGCCAGATTTTTCGCGTCCGCGACGACAGACTCGCAGTAGACGGGGATGACGCGCGTCACCGTCCCGTCCGTGTAGGTCAGCGTCCCCCCGCTCTTGATCGGGAAGAGGCGGTACAGCCGCGCGCGGTTGCGCCGGTGGTCGGCGTGCGGGAGATCGCGGAGCGTCAGGACGATGTTGCGCTCTTTCATGCGGGAGCTGTTCCAGATCGACCCGTCGCCCATCGCGTTGTCCGTCCGGATGACGTCGGCCTTCGCCTCCTGCACGCCGGTCGCGTTTTCCAACACGAAGCCGTCCGTGAAAACCTCCGTGAAGGTCATGGAAAAGCCCTGCTCGTTGGTTACGGTGATGCTCTTCATGCCATCGCCTCCGCCATCTGCCGCGCGGCGTTCCGCGCCTGGCGCGCCACTTCCCACGGCGTCAGCGCGCGCGGGCTGTTGACCGTCTGGTTAAAGGTGAAGCCGCCACGGGCGGGCATCGATCCGGCCCCGGCGAATTCCGCCGCCGTGACCTTTGTCAGCGTGTCCAGCGTATCCGTCAGCGCCGTGACGGGCACCGCCGCGTTGTCGCGGATGCCCATGCCCACGCCCTGCGCGATCGGCTTGCCGACCTCCTCCGCCATGACGCGGGAGGGGGAGCCGATGCCGAGAGACTCCAGCGCGGACTTGATCGCCTCGTCGATGAGGCCGTTCAGCGCCTCGACGACCGAGGACGCGTTCTGCTTGATGCCCTTCGCGACGCCCGCGGCGATGTCGCGCCCGATGGGCACGAACTTCGCGCCGCCCGCGCCGACGAGGCTCTGCATCCGCGTCTTTGCGTTCGTGATGAGAAGCCCGGCGGCCATGGAGACCGTCGAAGCCTTCGCCTGGATGCCGCGCGCGATGCCGGAGCCGATGGGCGCGGAGGTCGTCGTCCAGTCCGCGATCGCAAGCGCGGCCGCGAGGGCCGCCTGGATCGCCGCGGAAGCCGCGAGGGCGTCCGCCGAATAGTCGTACTCCTGCATGCCGAGGCCGACGCCAGCGGCGGCGAATTCGCCGGTCGGGATCAGCGCCGTCGCCGGGGAGCCGACGCCCAGCGCCTGGTCGATCGCGGTCACGATCTGGTCGCGCAGGTCGTTGCCTGTTCCGGTGAAGTTATACGCGCCGCTTCCGGCGTCGATGCCCTCCGCGATGCTCTCGCCGATGTGCGAGGCGTCGCCGGACATGTCCGTGTTCGCGATCGCGTCGCGGAGCTGCTGGAGGGCGGCGATGCGGTCGGGCGTCGCGGGGTTCTCCGAATCGTTGTTGATGAGCTGCATCAGGTTGAAGATCTTCTGCCCGATGCCCTCCGGGTCGGTATCGTCCAGGGACTGGATGGACTCCGCCATCTGCTCCACCGACATCGCCGAGGCGTCGCCCGCCGTACCCCACTGGTTGATCCAGCCGACCAGCTTCGTCAGCCACTGCACGACCTCACGGATCGCCGGGGTCAGCGTGTCGCTCAGCGTGATTTTGAGTTCGTCCAGCGCGGATGTCAGCAGGAGCAAATCGCCCTTCAGGTTATCGTTGACGATGCCCGCCTGCTTCTCCGCCTGACCTTCCGAATTGATCAGTTCCTGCTCGAACGCCTGCATCGCGGCGACGTCGCCGTTTAAAATCGCGGCGATGCCGCGGTATCCGCGTACGTTCTGGAAGAGGCCGGAGAGCGCCGTGACATAGCCGACGGAACCCGGCTCAAACCCCGCGCCCGAGAGGACGCCCTGCATGTCGGCGAAGACGTCGATGATGTTGCGGAATTCGCCCGCCTTCCCGAGTTCCTGGTTGAACTCCGCGATCTTCGCGGCATACGCATCCGTCCCGGGTTCCAGCTCCGCAAGCTCGCTGTTCAGGACGGCGACGCGCTGCGCGAACGCGGCGGGGTCGAAATTCTCCGTAGCCTGCGCGAGGTTGATGATCTGACCGGCAAGCTCGATGTTGCCGTTCTTGTCCATGGCCTGATAGAGGCCCGTCATGACCGCCGTCAGCTCCACGCCGCCGGTGGACGCCTTGTGCCCCTGATCCGCCATGTGCGCGAGGATCGCCGTCGTCGTATCCGCCGACTGTCCGAAGGTGTTCATCATGCCCGCGGAGTACTTCCACGCCTGAGAGAACTGTTCGGTCGTGGCGTTACTGCTGGACTGCGCGAGCGCCAGCAGGTCGACCAGGTGCGTCGCCGTCGGCGCCGTCGCGGAAAAGGCGCCCATGTAGTCCGTCACGATGTCGCTGGCGCGGCCCAGATCCATCGAAGAGGACGCCGCGAGGTTCAGGACGGACGGGAGGCCCTCGTAAATCTGATCGACGTCCCAGCCAGCCAGCGCCATGTAGCCCATGGCCTCCGCGGCCTGGGACGCGGTGTACTGGGTCGTACTGCCCATCTCGCGCGCGCGCTCGTTCAGGCGCGTCATCTGCGCTTCGGTCAGCCCGGCGCCGTCATTCGTACGCGACATGAGGGCGTACACCTGCGACATCGAGGCGTCGAACTGCATGCCCGTCTTCACGGCGTCCTTGCCGAGGGTCACGACGCCCGCGCCGACCGCGGCGACCGCGCCGACCACCGGGAGGGCGCTGGAAGCCATTCCTGCGAACGCGCCGCTTGCCGCCGTAGCGCCCGCAGCCGCGCCGCCCATCGCACCGGCGGCCCCGCCGAGCGCGGACGCGATGCCCTGACCGATGCCCTGCGTCGTGGGCAGGATCTGCACATATGCGGTTGCGATCGATGCGCCGCTCGCCATCGGGTACCCCTCCTGTTACAAAATCGTTACGATTCGCGAATCCTGCGGATCGTTTCTTCCAGCTCGTCCACCGGGACGCTGTAGGCTTCCTCCCGCTTTTCCGTCCGCGTCATGCGCTCCACGAGGGAGGCCGGGCGTCGCCGCCCCTTGATGCCGTCCTTGGTCTTAAACCAGACGAGCAGGGACAGCCTGTCCACCGCCGCCGCGAGAAGCAGTTCGTCCGCCGAAGCCCGCCGCCCGGAGAACGCCCGCATCGTGCGGGAATCCTCCGGGAGGCCAGCCGTGAGCGTCGCCAGCGTAAGCGGCGGGACGGCGGAGGCGTCCAGGATGCCGTAGTACTGCGCCAAATCGCAGACCAGCTCATCCGGGTGCTCTTCCGCCGCCAGCGAGAGGATCAGGATTTTTTTCCGGAAACCCCGAGCTTGTCCATCATGTCCCGCACCGCCGCCGCGAGGTCGGCGTCCGTGCCGGGCCTGCCGTCCTTCCGGAGCGACGCGATGAGCGCGTCCAGCTGATCGTCCCCGATCGCGAGGACGAGGAAGTCCAGCAGCCCGAACGGATCGCCTCTCCGGTCATTGCGGTGCAGGGCGCGCCGCGCTTCCGGCGTGGCCGCCGCCGCGAGGTCAACCGTGACGGTGAAGCCGGAATCCAGCGTCACCGTCTTTTTCGTCTCGATCATGCGCTGCTCCTTTTAACCGCGCGCTTACACGGACGCGGTCTTCAGATACTCGTAGTGGGTGTTGCCCGCCTCGTCCGCGCCGCAGGTGATCGTGATCTCGTATCCCACCGGCTCGTCGTCCTTGTATTCGATCTCGCCGATTTCGGAGACGATGCCCTTGGGCACCACGATGCGCTTCAAGGTGTCCTTGCCGAGAAGCATCTCGAACACGTACACGGAGCCGCCCTGCTGCGTGTCGTTGACCGCGACGGAGACGCCCGTGGCGAGGCTCGTGCCGGTCACGTTCGTGTCGCCGTAGGCGACCTTCAGCACTTCGGGGCTGAGGACTTCGATGAGGGTAAACGTGAACTTGTCCTCTTTCGTACTGAGGACGACGTCGCCGCCCCAGGCCTTGACCTCGTCTTCGGTGCTGAACTCATTCTTGAGGCCGTCGTCGCTCGCGTATCCCAGGCAGACGAAGGCGGACGCCAGCGCGGTGGACGCGTCGGTCGGCAGGGTCGTGCCCGCGGGGGCGCGGTAGATGGAGCCGGAAGCGTTGGGCTTACCGGCGGAGACATTCGAAACGGTATTCGCCATTTTCAGTCCTCCTCGTAATAGGTGACATGGACGACGGATTGGTATCTGTACCGTTTCGTCGTCTCATCGGTGAAGTTATAGCTCGTTTCCACCCGGCAGCTGGAGACGCCCGCGTCCTCCGCGGGTAGGTCGTACAGCGCGCGCTCCGCGGCCTCGCACCGCGCGGCGGCGTCCAGAAGGGAATGCCCGTAGGACTGCACCGCGAGGCGCGCGCGCCGCAGGTGGTTCTCCCGCCGTTCGCCAAGACGCGAAACGACGACGAGCGCCGCGTCCGCCGGGAAGTCCTCCGGGACTTCAGCGGCTACGCGGCAGGAAAGATGGTTCGCCAGGCACGCGATGACGCGCGCTTCGATGATGTCGGAATTCGTCATGCGCACCTCTTATCGGTTGTCAGTACAGCGCGGACGCGAGGGCGTTCGTGTGCAGGTTGCGGTAGTAGTCGTCCGAACCCGGCTCCACGGAGACGGACACGTTCAGGCGCTTCCGCCCCTCGTACGGGTCGACCTTGCACGCAAGGCCGGACTGATCCGCGACCCTGTTCGCGATCTCCAGCAGGAGGGCTTCCGTCCCCGCGCCCTTGAGAATCTGGCGGGAAACCTCGCCGAAGTTCAGCACCACGCGATCGACTTTCATGGGATCACCTCAATCAGTCATACTTGCGGCAGACGATCTTGCGGTTCCAATCGCCGGGGATCAGCGAGGCGATGCCCTGCCACTCCGCGGATTCCGTCCGGAACGTGTCCCCGAAGAAGGAGACGCGGCAGTTTTTCCAGTCGTGCGCGTCCGTTTTGGGGATGCCGAGGATGTAGCTCGTCTTCTCGCCGGTGATGTTGACCGATTCCGTCGGGACGTCGGTCGTGCGCTGTAGCGGCTGGATCAGCACGTTGTCGACGACCGTCGGCGTCTCCGTCACGATCGCGCGCCCGAAGGCGTCCGTCTCCCCGGTGGATGTGCGCACGTACAGCGTCACGGATACGCCGCGGATCAGGTGCGGGTTAAACAAGAGGATCACCCCCGTAGGGTTCCAGCACCGTCACCCGCTGCACCGTCAGGCCGAGGCGCGCAAGTTCAGAGTTTTTGATGAACAGCCCGCCTCCGGGAACGAGGAACGTTCCGGAGACGGAATAGCCCATCGCCGCCTGCGAGACCTGCTGCATCGGCTCCTGATCGGTCGAAGTCATGAGCGTCCTTGCCACGACGTCGACCGTGACGCTCTTCGCGACGGCGGCGAGATCCTCATCCGCCGCGACCCGCGCGTCCAGGTCTCTTCCGCGCTTTTTCGCTTCCGTCCGAAGCGACGCCGACACGACCGGAAGAAGCGCCGACGCCCGCTCCGCTTCCGCCGGGGTCAGCGGCCGCCACAGGGCGGTGATGTCCTCGATCGTTGCGTAGTTCGTCATCTTTAACCTCTTCCCATTCCCCCGAAAGGGAGGAACCGACGTCGATCACGACGCCGGTTCTCGTATTCAGGTAACGCATCAGGTCGTCGCCTTGACGCGCGCGAAGGACGCCGTGTCAAGGATCGCCCAGCCGATGTACGCCTCAGCGCGGAGGCAGACTTCGTTGTAGCGCTTCAGGTCACGGCCGAGGTCGTCCGGATCGCCGTACTGGATGACCTCCAGCGGGATGTTCGCGGCGTAGCCCCAGCGGAAGGCGTTCGCGAAGTCGCCGACGTAGGCGTGCACCGTGGTCGTGCCGGAAGAAGTCTTCATCGGGACGGTCGGGTTCACGTCGCTGCCCATGCCGTAGAAGGCGTTCGGGTTCTGGCCGAAGCGGAATTCCGGATACTGCGGGACGCCGTTGACCTTGATCGCGGCGAGGGCCGCGCCCATCGCGGGAGACAGGGCGATGCCGGTGACGGCGCGGCCGCCCGCGGTGATCGCCTGGATCGCTGTGTCGAGGTTCGCGTCCGCGTTCGCGGCGACGTAGGTCACGTCGTTGGCCGTGCAGATGTCCAGGTTGTTCGTCGCAAGAGAGGCCGCGGCGGTCATGGTGTACGGCTCGATGCCGTGCATCGCAGCGATGTCAAAGCCTTCGGCGATCTTCTTCGCGAAGCCGTCCGCGAAGACCTGCAGATAGTTCAGGCGGCTCTCCGCGTTGCGGATGAACTCATCGCTCACGCGGTGCTGATAGACAAACTTCATCGGGCGGACGACCTTCGGCGTGATCGTCGCCTCGCCCTTCTTCTTGCCCTCGCCCTCTCCGACGAGCTGCGCCTTGCCGTCCATGGAGAAAACCATCACGGTCTCGCCGTTGAACGCAAGGGGCTTCGTGCCGGAGAGCTTCGCCAGCGCGCTGTGGCCCTGGACGGTGGAGAACATCTGAGCGGCAAGCTCAGTCGGGAACATCGTCCCGGCGGTGGTGTTGTAGTTAGGCATACAGTTAACCTCCAGATCTGTCGAATGTCAGCGAATCCGCAAGCTCGCGCATCGGATCGCGTTTGTCCGCCCT